ATAATTTAATTACCTGTACTAATTTATTTATACAAACATTTCGTAAATGTCACGCCAGTTTTTTACTTTAGTAACTAAAGGATGTGAAAAATCTTTATTATGAGAGTGTTCCATAAGAACAGAATTGAGACCTAATGAAGCACCACATAGAGCATTTTGAGGTTTGTCTTCTACCCAAACACATTCACTGTCTTTGTATTTACTTAGTGCATCATCCTTATCAGCACCTGTATCAAGATAAACATACTTTTCAAATACAGTATCACCAAAGAGTTCACGTAAATTTTTGGTACGCAAATGGCATGCATATTGGTCTGTACTCAACGAAGTAATTGCATGGAAAATATATCCATGTTCTTCATGTAATTTTTTAACGTATTTAATTGCATCACGGAGGGGTGGCAATTTACGAATTGCTGCACTCTCGTTAAACATCCGAACTAATCGGTTCATTTCTGGTTTTGACATGCCGAAGGCAATTGACATATCATATTCACCATCAACTACTTTTTTGTAATCATGGCGTTTCATCCACGAACAAAAAGCATAGTCCCAATCAAGTAAAACACCATCACAGTCAACTAGAATGACCTTATCACTTACACACATAATATATTCCTTTTATTTTCATATTATTAATATAATACATAATTGGTACAATGTCAACCCCTAAAGTCATTATTTTTCAGAAAAATCCTTAAAATTTTGAAACTTTTCTCGGTTTTTATCCTTGCGGCGTGATTTTATTTTTTTGCCACGCTCTTTTTCTTTTCGACGGTCTTCGTTCTTTGGATCCCAATCCCCAAAAGATTCGGTTTTGCCTTTACGAAGATTTTTAAGCCGCTTTGCCATTTTGCCCTCAATACTAGAATTTAATAGGAGTAGTAAACAAGTCAGGAAAGGCCTCTTCAAGAGTACCAAGTGTCAATCCCTTAACCGGTTTCTGCGATATTAGATGATTTGCTAGAAGGTCTGCATCGCCATTATCAATATCTTCTAGTAAACCTATGAATAATGATTCTCGCTTTGCTTGTGCAAGATTATCATAGCCACCGCCCTTTACAAATATTTTAAGTCGCCTTGCTTCAGTATAAAATAGTCCTTCAACACCTACCAAAGAATTTTTATTCCAAGGTGGTGGTGTTTCAGGTAACAAAAACTCTACACGCTTGTCGTACATTAATCTTAATACTGATCGCAGCGGTTGGCTTGCATTTTTTCTGAGCCAATCTATCTTTTCATTTTTCTTTTTCAGCTTTGATAACTTATTTAGTATTTCTGAAATTGAAAGTTTCATCTTAAAAATCCTGTATATCTGTAATAAGGTTCTTTAACTTGTTCTTTACAAAATAGTTAAACAAGTTTTCTCTCCCTACATTTTTTTCTTCATTGAATTGACCCATAATAATGTCCTTATATTTTTGAGGTACCTCTCCTAAGTCCACCATCAATTTATTTCTGTGATAACGTCTGAGTGTTTCTTCATCCATCACATCAGTACCTTGTAAATAAAGTTCAAGTCTTTTTGAAGTCATTGCTTTTTGACGCTCACCTATTGCAAGGCAGTTATCTGGAGAAAGTATATTGGGTACACCATCACCAGTATCACCACGCAAAATTTGTTCCTGGAGATATTTATCGGGTGCTGCATCTCTAATCCAACGCTTTCTAACTGGGTCATATTGATCCACATTTGCATATATCTGCAATTGCCTATAATCTTTATCACCAGACACTACGACATATTTTTCGGCGCCAGTATTCATGGCAGTACCATGTGCATGGCAAATGGTTCCGATGATGTCATCTGCTTCACAATGTTCTACCCAAAGTACCTTATAAGGAAAATTATCACGCACTTCATCTCTGATCTTGTGCATGATACCAAATAATTGGTTCCAATCAAGTTCAGATTCGTCTCTGTTACGTTTTCGGTTTGCCTTATAGTACGGGTAGTATTCCTTGCGCCAAACATTTTTTGCATCAGCGCAAATTACTATTTCACCATAATCGTCTTTTAAAAGTTTTCGTATTCTTCGTACGGAACTCAAAAACATATGACGAAGTAAATCTTCATCTACGTCGACGTTGGTGTGGTTGCCTATACTAGCAAATAGATTTGCTAATATAACTTGGTTGTAGTCTATTAATATAGCCATAAGTTTCTCTTTTTTCAATTAATTCCATATACTATATTAATCCATTTCCTCGTCAATGTCAACCATTTTATTTGTTATTTTTAAATCTGACATATCTAAAGACGTGGCTGCAAACTTCTGTAATGGATGTTCTAGTCCTTGCGATTGCAAGTGTAATGACCTTATTGCTTCGAGAATAAGAACCATGGAAGGAAAGTATGTTTCAATATCCTTATCAAAATTACACCCGGCCCTAGTCAATTCACCTAACACGTGATTCCATAGCATTTCAGCAATTTCATCAGCATAGTCTTTTTTGTAGTCTGCTAACATTTCTGCTAGTTCTTCTGGAGACTGAGGGCCGGTGGCCTTGTAATCCATTTTTGGAAATTGAAGAATATTGTTATCCTTATCCATCTACAATATTTCTCAATGTTTGATCCCAAATAGTTCTGAATGACGACATATTATTTCGAGCCAATGCAAACCTATCAGAGTAAGTCCATTTATTAAAGTAATTAGGATCTTGTTGCATTGCTGCCAATAATTGTGCTGCAATAGCAAAAGCATAGTTTGCATGGATTTTGGGGTCTTCATTAAAATCATACATGATTGTAGCATTAGTTGCCGTTTCTGGTAATGCACCTAAATTGGGGTGAATACAGATTACCTGACTTTTAATTGCTTCAATTAGTGCGATGCAAGAAGTTTCTCTCCAAATGTTTGGATACAGAAACACGTGTGCTTCTTCGAGCGCCTTTAGTACGGTATCGTTGTCTTGCACTCCGTGGTATGTCATATTTGGATGAGCATCAATTCGTTGATACAGCCCCTGGTATGGCTCGTCTCTGTTTTCCCACCCATAAATTCCAAAACCCGAATACACATCCAGATGCAAATTTTCAAATTTTTCACACAGTGCTTCAAACACTGGAACCAATAATTCTAGGCCTCGGTGTGGTGTGGTGTGATAAATGAACCGAACGGTATCTGTATTCTTTTCTTTGGGATCATACTCTTTTTCAATAGCATTATAGATTACAGTGCATTCGGAATACGGAATTCCATATCTCATTACAAACTGATCTCGTTGCCAAGCAGACACAAAGATAAAATGGTCGAACTGTTTCCAGCCACCGTCCTTAAGTATCTCGTTTTCAGAATCCTCGGCAAGATCATGGCACCAAAGAATATTCAGCACGTCGGTATACATTTCCCGCGGCCGTGAAAGATGAATAGCAACCTGTTCTAACAACTCAGGACTAGCATTATCCAACAATCGTTGGCGCATCATTTCGGATCCACCATTAGCGTTCTTTGATAGTTCAGACTCTACAATCTGTCCTTTATATATGCAGCTCATATTTAAACCTTTTTCCTTTTAAATTCCAACAGCGGAATATTCATTAACACTATCAAGCCGGAAAGATCTCCAACCTTCCTTTTCGATGTCCCAGCAAACAACAACTTCTTCATTGACAGCCCGAACCTTTTTCTGGCTAATTGGATCGTCTTTTGTTGCGGGTGGGACAATATCTTCTTTTAGGGTACATTGCATTTGTCGTGCTTCACCATTTGCCTTGGTAAATTTTACAACACAAACCCCTGCGTGTAGGTCTCCTAGGACCTGTTCTCTATTAAGTTCCATAATTTATTCCTCAAGTTAGTGACATCATATTTTCAGTAATGCTAAATTTTATTTTCTCTAGCGCGTTATAATAATCCGTAAAGGATCCGTTATTATATACCCTGTAGGTATCAATGGGCACCTCAGTTGATTGAAGATACTGTGCTTCAAATTTACTTTTAGTATTCAAAACAAATTCATCAACTATGGTACCATTAAAATATCTACGAGAGTCCTTTTCGTAACTACAGTCATTGCGAATTAATTGAACCAAACTGATATTTTTGTAACCAATTTTATTTATAATTGGTGTCAGTTCCTCAATAAACCCACCGTCTGAAATTACATAATTTTTTGAATGGTCGATATTTTTTGCAACTGCCTCTCCAAAAAAGGCGTTTCCGTATTTTGGTTTGATATGATTTTCCGAGGTGTATATTAATGCCTCACGCCGAGACAACCCACCGAGAAAGGAAGATGGTTTTTCCTTTCCTTCGGTTGAATCATATTCTGACATAAACCAATCAAGCTCTACTTCAAATAAACGACATGCTTGCTTGAATATTTCTTCCTTGAAGGTTAAATGTGAAAACCCAAAGGCTCGTTCAAAATATTCAGCACCTACATCTTTGCCAGATCTTGGTGGTCCGTTAAAAATTACAATCATTAGTCTTCCCAATACTTCAAAAGTTCAATTTCATTATTTTCATCTGATTTTGTTTTGATAAAATCTTTTTCAATAAGATCATCAATAACTGCTATTACAATATCCTCTGTTCTTTTTTGTTGTCCAAGATACCAGCCGATGCCAGACCCTGCTACATATGCAAGCAATAACCAAATATAAGTTTCTTCTATCATTTTATACCTCAAATAGTATCGTTAATGATGTTTCTTACTTCCGCAGAAAAGGCCGCACGCCATTCCTGATCCGTAATCCCTGCTAACAAAAAAGTTCGTTCATCCTCATTTAAATATGGCATTGCGTCATGTACACTTACATAACCTTTTTCCCAAGCTTCATAATCTTTTTGCTTGATGTTAATTTCACGAGTACGCCAAATCCCGGTGATCGCACTTTTACGTTGCACCTTCATTCCCATTCTCCTTTTCAATAATATCTTCTGGGGTTTCGTACATACGCTTACACTGTTCATAAGAATAAAAGTGCGATCCTAGTGCTAGTCCTGCGGCTAGTGCTATTGAAATAGGAATAGCATACTTGTTTGTTCGTAAAAATCCTTTGCAGAACCCTTCCCAAAATGCTTTACCCATCATTCATTCTCCTTCTCCTTTTCGAAGCCATATTTGGCAATATAATATGAGTCGACAATGTCACTCACGGGGTTCCAGTTGTTATGGTTTATTATACCACATCTATCTCGAATGTCAACCCCCGTTTCAGAAAAAAATGCATCATACATCTTTTCTTTATTAGCATTACCCTTTCCAGTTCCAAATTTTTTAATTACCGTCGGAGGAAATACATCCATAACAGCACCAGATTGCCATATCTGGTATTTTAAAAGCCCTGCGTTTTCAGCAATTTGGAATACACGACCAACTGCCCCGAAGGCATAACCTTCAATGAAAACATGTTTGCAATTGTGTTTGTTAATTATATCACGCGACCATGTTGAAAGTTTATAATAGCGCTCCATGTCGCTATCATAAGTAGGATACATTGATGGAATAAAAGGTTTTTCCGCATCCATTAACTTTTCTTTCTTTATCATATAGTAAAACGTACAATTTTTATAGTTCCACTCATTACCGTCATGTATACATATAGCCGGACTACTCAAACTGTAGTCAATTCCCGCAACAATCATAAAATATCTCCATTATTATATGAAGATATTTATCAGTCCCAGCGATAATAGATATGCGATCCAATTCTCCCGATTAATACAAGTGATGATGCCCACCGTGGGTTTACATATGTAGCATGATAGTGTGTAGAGCCTTCTGTAATACCACGGAATCTTCCATCAAACATTACCTGTGCTGCAATTATTTTGGATCGTTCCCACGACCGCTTATCGTGTGGGGTATCACTTTTTCCATCACAAAACCAAGAAAATTGGCACTTGTTTCTAACTGGCTGGCCGTTGCTATTTAATACAGCATCTTTAACAACTCCGCAAACTGTAGATGGATAGCGCATATCTAGTGTCCGGTTTAGAACCACATCTGCAACTGCAGCAGAGTCTGCCAGGTTTTGTCCACGAGTTTCAAAGTAAATATTGAGTGACATACACTCATAGTCTTCAAGTACTTCTTTAGCCATGGATTCTGGTATTGCTGCGGTGGTAGCAGATGAAGTAGCAACTATTAGAATAGTTAAATACATTGCAATTTTTTTAAAAATATTCATATTATCTAAGCATCCTCATGCATGTTAATATAGAGTTTTCATCAAGACAATCACTCCATATGTAATAAAAATAATATCCAAGAGCGGCAATAGCAGCAACCAATAAAATTAGTTGTAGGATTAATTTAATGTTAATCATCGTCTCATACTCGCTATATCTTTTGCTTCGTTGGTTCCTCGCATAATGGGGACAAGATTGGACTTGTGCATGACGCCGATTCCGACGATGAGGTCTCCGGTGTATTTTGGATATTCTTTTTTTGTTCCTGATCCTGGGACTCCATGAACTGGGCTCTTCGGCGACCCTGATGGATAATCCTTTGTCTCCGCTCGAAACGGCTTCGGTTGTTCATAAGTTTTAAATTCCTTTTTAGGTGACTTGTATTCACCACGAGTGTATTTTACATAATCGTCAAAGTTTTCAAACTGACAACTATGCATGTTTTTACGGCGCATGTTCTTATTATGCGCACGCCAATCTGCTTTCAATTTTTGGATTTGTTTTTCGGTAAGATTCTTTTTCTTACCTTTCATTGACTTGCCGTGAATTTGTACCCCACGGATCATGTGCATACTCATTTCATTTCTCCATATTATAGTACTAATATATCACGCAATTACGGGTGTGTCAACCATTTTTTTCAAATAATAATAAGTTTCTTCCCAATTCTTTACGTGATAGCTAGTAGTGTGAGACATCTTTTCGTTTAATGCTATTTTGAGTGGAAAGTCATTTCCGCCCGGGTCCATAGCATCTCCAAAGAAA